GACGAATAGCCCACCCTTTACCGTTGCCGTTTACGTCATGCGCTATGACAACTTCTGACTTGAACATATGCTGACAGGCGATTAAAAGCATACGAGCAGATGGCTCATTCTTGCTTGGTATTATTATTAGGTCGGGGTCTTTCATTTGTTCCTTAAAGCAAAAAAACATTCTTTGAAAAAAGATATTGCACTTTTTTCTTTCATATTACAAGCAGATAAAATAAGATCCTCCCAAACAATGACACCAAAAAATACAAATAAAAAAAATAAAATTTTACCTATTATATCCATTTTACACTTCCTCATTTTAAAACCTCAACAGGACACAATCAACATGGAGATTGTGCGGATCGTGGGCTAGACGCCTGCTGAGGAGAGCCGTATATTTGTTTTTCCATAAACTCAATACTATCTTTAAAACTACGCGCTTTCCGGCATAATATTTGGTATCTGTGCTTATACGCATTTCTAACACGCAAACCTTCTTCATCCATACATAATGCCTGAGCTTCTTTTATCTTCTCAATTTCTATTTTCATAGTTTCTATTGCTGTCATAACCCTTCTCCTTTGTTAGTTCTCCAACGCCCTAGTTCCTAAAAGTTCTTTAGCCTCTTCAACTTCTTTCTCTGTTAAAAAAAACTCATGTCCATCAATGTCCCATGCGTTTACATCTGTTACATCTTCAACGAATATGTGCAACTGTCCGTAGCGATAGTCTGTGTTTTCTCCCCAAGACTTATCTACACTCATTACGACGTAGCCTTCGACAGAGACTTCATCCTCTATGCCATTTCTATTGATTGTCATTTGTTCGATATTGATTACTTTGTTCATCAGCCCTTCTCCTTTGTTATTTATTAGCCTTTTTAATTGTATTATTAATTGCATCCACTAAAACATACTGTTGTGTAGTTTTTAGTTTACGGCAAGCATTGATAAATTTTTTCTTTAAGCTCGTCGGTATTCTTCCAAAAACTGTTGATATTTTACTTTTCATGTCTTACCTTTCATTTTCATATTAGCATACTTGCATTATTTTGCAAGCATTTTTTTAACTATTTCTTTTGCTTCATTAACACTATAAACAACCGCGTATTTGACACCGCAGATCATGCATAGTTCTTGAAAGTCCATTTGGGTTTTCCGTAGGCCGCCGTTCTTAGCAGTCTTGTACTTAGACTGCTTAACTTCCATGAATATGACGTTGTTGCCCGGCATAAAGACAATAAGATCGCTCATGCCGTTAAGTACGAAATGGCTGTTATACGTGCTTTGCTCGCCGGATTTGGCAACTCCACAACCCATTGTCTTTAATGACATGATAATCTTACGCTCCATAGCTTTTTCTGCCATATCGCGTGGCTTTGTTTCAACAGCACGCTTTCTTCTCTTATATGTAAGCACAGGTTCGCCTTTCATAATGGATGCTAGAGTGTTAAACCCCTTCATTTCGTCTTTCAGCTTCTTACGTCTTGGGACGCCTAAATGCTTCATGATTTCATTATAATTCATTTTCATTTATTTGCAAGTTTTTATTGACAAATCTTTTGGTTGTTGTATAATCTTATCAAGTCAAACAAAGAGCCTTGGTGGGCTAAACAAACAACAACCAAACAGGAGGTATCACATGGCGTTAAAAGCCAAACAACCAGAAGCAGTAAAACCATCCAAACCAAAATTTTTAATTAGCGGTGAGTCAGGCGTAGGCAAAACTTTTTTTGCATTAAGTTTTCCTAAACCGTATCTCATCGACGTGGAGGGTGGTGCAACACGAAAGCAGTATCAGGATAAGTTAAAAAAAGTAGGTGGTGCTTATTTTGGAAAAGAAGAAGGATCACAGGACTTTGCTTCTGTAAACGAAGAAGTAAAGCAGTTAGTAACACAGAAGCATGAGTACAAAACTCTTATCATTGACAGTTTTAGCTATCTCTATATGTTAGAGGCTGCAATCGCTGAACAAGAAGTTGGAAGTGCTTTTGGTGCTGATAAGAGAGAAGCGCAGAAGCCGACAAAGCAGTTGATCCGTTGGCTTGAAAAACTTGATATGACAGTTATTCTTATTTGTCATAGCAAGGGCAAGTGGGTTAGAAAAGGAAAAGAAATCTATCAAGATGGCAACACCTTTGATGGATGGGATAAACTCGAATACCTTTTAGATTTATGGGTTGAAATCCAAAATGGACGAAAAACCTTTCTTATTAGGAAAAGTAGGATTGATTCATTGCCACAAAATGATTCAATGCCATTATCTTATGGTAATTTCGCTGATGTATATGGTGCTGATGTTATTGAAGCACCGGCAGTGCCGGCTGATCTTGCTACAAAAGAACAGATTGCAAAGATCAACAAGCTAAATGAGCTTCTTAATACAGAGGAAGCGCAGATTGCTAAATGGTTTAAAAAGGTTGATGTAGATTCATGGGAAGAAATGACTGTCAAGCAGATTGATGGTTTAATCGAATTATTAACGAAGAAAATTGAGGAGGTAAAGTAAATGGTAAAACGTACCGCGTCAGCTAAAGATGAAGAACCAGAGCAAATGGCTTTTGAAATGCCGTCAGAAAAAGAGCATCTATTTCAAGTGGCAGATATTTTTGATAAAAATAACTCTCCTGAAAAATTGGTGCTTGATGAGCTTACTGTTTGCGCGAAGTTAGAGGTAGTAGGTGGCGAAGAGGACGGTCGGACTATGCTTAACAGAATGACGCTTGATGATAGTCCAAATGCAAAAGGGTTTTGGGCTACAAGATTATTCTTAAAAGCAATAGGTGAGCCGTACAAAGGAGACAACTTTGATATTGATACCGACAGATGGCAAGGTTGTCAGTTTTATGCTACTGTTGAGCATGATGGTAAGTATGCGAATATCAAAGAGTATAACTTTGAAAAGGTTGTTGAGAATGAGAAGCCATCCGATGAGCAAGTTAAGGATAATAGAGTAAATCCTGATGAGCCGATCGCATGGGATGACGACAAGTAACCCCCACACCCCTCCTGCTGAAAGGTGGGAGGGGTTGACATATTTAATAATAAGCGTATAATGGTTTTAATTATGATCAGAGCTGAAAAACAAAACAACTCAATTAACAATTCTCAAGCACCGGGAGAAGTGTCTATCGGCACAACCTCTCAAGCTCTGATCAGCTCGGTGCTTGAGGATTCTGAAACTTACCTTGAGGGACTTCGTTTAGAAGATAAATACATTTCCTCCCCGAGTAGTTGGATGCTGGCTCAAACGTTCAAAGAAAATCGAGATGCAGCCCTCTCGGTTCGCAACCGACTCGTAAAAGAGTTGACGGTGTATAAGCCGTTCTTGCGCCAGCATCCGTTTAACAAATATTTTATGATGGTCGATGAAAGGACAAATCGTGTTAATGAAATCGACAAATATCTTAATTTTACGAGGCAAGTCGGAAATGACAATGCAGATCGCATTACAGAATCAGATATTGAAAGAGCAAGACAAGTACCTATCGAATCTCTTTATAGTTTTGCAAAAGTTCAACGAAGCTCCAAGACCATTAAGACCTGCTGTCCATTTCACAACGACGAGAAACCCTCGATGGTTATTTATAAAGATACTAATAGTTTCTACTGTTTCTCACAATGTCAAGTCGGAGGGGATGCTATCGCGTTTCTGATGAAGTTAGAGGGTTTGAGTTTTGTCGAGGCGGTTGGGAGATTGAAATGACAAGCAGCCATATTCAATATGTAATGATAGCATTTTATATTGTATTGATGATTATGACAATATATGAACACAACGCAGGAAAGGCAATGTACTGGCTGGGTGCGATTATACTCAGTATCGGTGTGTTGATGATGAAATGAGGAGAACCCATGACCATCGAAGATAAGATGCTTAAAGACATACACGCAGAGCTTAACTGGGACAAAACCGAAGGCGGTGCATACAAACAAACCCTCCGCAACGCACGCAATATGTTCCTCACAGATCCCAATTTACACGACTCAGTGCGATTTAACGAGTTTTCAGGCGATATCGACCTC